TGGGGGTATAACTTAGTGGTAAAGTAACCGGCTTTTAACCGGTAAACCAGAGTTCAATTCTCTGTGCCCCTACCATATAAAAACACATTAGAGATAAGCAGGAACTTGTGGCCACGAGGTCGCCTCGTCTAGTGTGTTTCTATATGGTCCCATAGTATAGCCTGGTGATTACAGCGGCTTGTCACGCCGTCAACAGGGGTTCGAATCCCCTTGGGACCGCCAAACATCTGGCATTTGCACAGTCACCAAGATAGTGCATTGTAAGTCCAATCTAATATGGAGATATTAGTTTAGTGGTAAAACTACGGGTTGTGATTCCGTCATCAAGAGTTCAATTCTCTTATATCTCCCCAAGTTTATTCCAGAGTAGCACAGCGGTAGTGCAGTTGACTGTTAATCAATTGGTCGTAGGTTCGATCCCTGCCTCTGGAGCCAATTTTATTGCGGGTTAGTGTTCTGGCTGAACACATTGGTTTCATATGCCAAAAAGAGGTAGGTTCGATTCCTACACCCGCTACCAATTTTGCCCTTATAGTATAGTGGTATTACAACGGATTTGTAACCCGTTTACAGGAGTTCGATTCTTCTTGAGGGCACCATTTTTTTACTCGGTATAGGCTAGCCCGGTCAAGTCACCTGCTTTGGGAGCAGGATATCGCAAGTTCGAATCTTGCTACCGAGACCAATTAGTATATGGAGATGTGGCAGAGCGGTTGATTGCACCAGACTGTAAATCTGGCCCCTAAAAAGCACGGTGGTTCGAATCCATCCATCTCCACCATATAAAAACACATTCATTAAGGCATCCGGTACGAAAGTAAATTTAGCCGAATGTGTTTCTATATGGGCTGTTAGTTAAATGGGATAACTTCTGGTTTGCAACCAGAAATTGGGAGTTCGATTCTCCCACGGTCCACCATTATCGTGATGTAGCACAATTGGTAGTGCAACTCCTTCATACGGAATAGGTTGAAGGCTCGAATCCTTCCATCACGACCATGAATCGGTCTTTAGTAAAATGGATATTACACAAGGTTACGACCCTTGAAGTGGGAGTTCGATTCTCTCAGGACCGGCCACATATATACCCATGTAGCACAATGGTAGAGCATCCGGCTGATAACCGGAAGACACAAGTTCGATTCTTGTCGTGGGTACCATTTTTTATCTCGCTGGTGTTAACGGTAGCATGACGGTCTCCAAAACCGTTGGTTGGGGTTCGAATCCCTAGCGGGATGCCAATAAAGGAGTTGATATGAAACAATTAGACCTAGAAGAAGTTAAAGCATACATTGATGCACAAACACCTGAAACAAAAATTTATCTTGGTGCAGATTCAGAAAGATTTAGATTAAATGGTGAATGGTATGCAGACTATACTCTAGCGATTGTTGTTCATATTGATGGTCGTCATGGTTGTAAAATCTTTGGAGAAGTCCAACGTGAACGTGACTATGACCAAAAGAAAAGCAAACCAGCAATGCGTTTGATGAATGAAGTTTACAAAGTATCTGAATTGTTTCAACAGTTAGCAGATGTTTTAGAAGATAGACTTGTTGAAGTTCACTTAGATATTAATCCTAGTGAAATGCATGGTAGTTCATGTGTAGTTCAACAAGCAATAGGTTATATCAGAGGAACATGTAATGTGGTGCCTTTGATTAAACCAAATGCGTTTGCGGCTTCGTATGCGGCAGACCGTTTAAAACATGTTTTAGATGGTCAAGCAAAAAAAGTTGCATAACATAGTTGCGGGATTAGTTTAATGGTAGAACGGGACCTTGCCAAGGTTCGGACACGAGTTCGATTCTCGTATTCCGCTCCATTTTTTTATAAGGAATATTATGGATATCCAGCCACTTAGAAATAACATCATCGTTCAACGAGTAGAAAAAGATTTGACTACTGCATCAGGTATTGTTTTAAAAACAAATGATGAAGCAGACAAAGCATTGATTACTGCAATTGGACCTGATGTTGAAGAAGTAGCAGTAGGTGATAGTGTTTTAATCAATTGGAATAAAGCATACAAATTGGATAAAGAAATTTACAAAGTCAATGTTGATGATGTAATTGCAGTTTTTGAAGATTAAATGGGTCGTTAGTTTAATGGTAGAACACCCTCCTTACAAGTGGGATACAGCAGTTCGATTCTGTTACGACCTACCAACAATGCCAACTTAGCAAATGTGGTCATTGCGGCGGTTTGAAGGTCCGTTGAACCAAGTTCGATTCTTGGAGTTGGCACCAGTTAATGCCCTGGTGATGGAATTGGTATACATACTGGTCTTAGAAACCAGGTCTTGTGGGTTCGAATCCCACCTAGGGCACCAAAGGAGTTAATCATGCCGGCAGTTTTTTTAGTTAGTGACACCCATTTTGGTCATACTGGCGTTTGCAGGTTCACAAGAAATGATGGCGTTACTAAGTTGCGCCCATGGGACAATGCAGATGAGATGGATGAAGAAATGGTTAAGCGTTGGAACGAAACAGTTCGACCGAATGACAAAGTATATCATCTTGGTGATGTTGTTATCAACCGCAAAGCACTTAGCATTATGCATAGACTTAACGGTGATAAAGTTCTGATTCGTGGTAACCATGATATCTTCAAAGATGAGGAATATAGACAACACTTCCGTGAACTTCGTGCATATCATGTAATGAACGGAATGATTCTTTCACACATTCCAATTCATGAAGAAAGTCTTGGTCGATTTGGTGTTAACATTCATGGTCACTTACATGCTAACCGTGTTATGAAATGGGGTATGAGAAGTGAACGTGAAATTGATACTAGATATCATTGTGTTTGTGTTGAGCAAACAGATTTTAGACCAATTCTTTTTGAAGATGTTATTAAACGAATCAAAGAAGAAGGTGGTGAAGTTGGTTTCCGAAATGGAAACGGACCTACAATGTAATTGAGGTTTGTGCGAGTATGGTGGAATGGTATACACAGCAGACTTAAAATCTGCCGCTTCGGCATGAGGGTTCGAATCTCTCTACTCGCACCATTTATTTTAATATGCCAGAATCTAATGCAATAAGCAATATGCACACGCAAAAAACTACAATGAATGTTATTGGTTGTAATTTCATTTGTATAACTTTAAAAAAAATGTTATTATTGTGGCAATAGTCATACACCACCAAAATACTTGATTGATTTTTTCTCTATCGTTGTCCATCAATTTTTCTTCTTCGGTGCGGTCTTTCTCTAATTTATTTTTTATATTTTCAATTTCATTCCAGGCATTTTGACCATACTTTGCAATTGCTCTTGCTTTAAGAAGTTGCACTTCTTTTTGATATGATTTTTCTTTTTCATATTCTTCAAATGCTTTAAATTCTGCGGCTTTTCTTAACGCATCTTCTCTTGCTTTTGCTTCTAGTCGTTTACGATGTTGTTCATTAACTGTGGCTTCTATATTAGCCTGTTGGTCACCAACAATCTTACCCAAATCATTACCTAAGGTTTGAGCACCTTTCAATGTGCTAATAGCACTTTTGGTGCCTGCTGTAATTGGATCCATTTCCTCTCTCTACACTAATATTTTTTTATCGACCAATATATACTTTAGGTAAAGCATCCAGTCGGCGTTCTTCCTCAGTTGTTGGAAATATTCCATCTCCATATTGAGGATACATCTGTTGACGGCTGTGTACCACCCACATAAACATTCCAGCAACGGAAAAAATTACAACCAATACACCTACACCCCACATGCATTGAATGTTAAGTTTTCTTCTTCTTGCGGCTCTAATTTTTGCATCACGGGCTTCTCTTGCCATCTGTTTAGCAACAAGAATTTTTTGTTCTTTACCCATCTCCTTCATCAATTCTTCAACTTCAGTATACAATGCACCTAATTCTGGTGGGCTTTGATATACCATTATCTCACGCAATTCAGCGCCCATTTGTTCTAATTGTTTTTTCATTAGAACACGCTGTAATGCACGTTTACCTATACTAGCATCGCCTGTATAGATTTCAGTCTTTGCACGTTTTTCTTCTTCAGCAAAGATAGCGATACATTTATAATAGTTGTCATAATAAGTACCAAGATGGTTACCTAATTCTTGGTAAATGCTAGTAGTTTCTCCACCTTTCTTATTCAATTCAATAACACGATTTTTTTCTTCGATGTATTGATTTTTTTGTGCTACTGTTGCAGGCTTATCTTTGTGGGCGGCGTGGAACTGCTCATCAAGGTCTTTTAATACATCCTTGATGTCACCGGCGGCGCCTTTAATATCTTTGTATAGTTTACATCCTGCTTTGACAGCAGATACGGCGCCATTTGCTAATGCAAACAGCGTAATTGGATCCATGACCCATCCTTATTATTTTAGAACCAGAGCCAGATACCTTGTGACAATAATACGATGCCTACAACAGCAACGCCAAGGCTAGCCTGATACATTTTGTTATTAACTGATAATATACTTGCAGATAACAAAACAATAGCCAATTGGAAAATCATACTAGCAAAAGTCAACCATGGACTATGTTTACTTGCTTCATCACGAGCCTTTTCATAGCCTTGTGCTTTAGCAAGTAGTTCTTTTTTGCCTTCACCTTTTTCAGGATCGGATTCATATTTTTGAATTTTCTTTTCTAAAATATCAGCCTTTGCTTTTTCACCATGTGAAATATATTGGTCACGTTGACCTTCTGCAATGGCTTGTTTGATAGACTTAGATTGGTAAAACGCATAAGTATCAGTAGCCTTCAATGTATTTTTTAATACTGCGCCACTAAAATTATTTGAAAAATATGTTGTAATGGCCATAAATAAAGCCATGATGACAATAACCAATCCGGCTTTGTCTTTAATTAATGCTTCACGTTCTGAACGTGATAGTGGTTTTGTTTCTTGTTCCGCCATTTTTACCTCTCTTTGTTATTAAAACATGGCAAAGATAACAGGAACATATTGCATGTTCAGACGAAATCAAGTATGATATATTATTTATGCGGGCAAAGTGTTTACGGTTACACGCCGGTCTTCCAAACCTGAATAGAGGAGTTCGAATCTCCCTGCTCGCTCCACTCTTTATAGGATGATAATTATGGCAGACATTAAGATTTATAAGTTGATTACTGGTGAAGAAATTCTAGGTGAATTTGATGAACAACACGCATACAACAATAATGTTATTCGAATTAAGAATCCTGTAGGTGTAGCAGTTGTTCGAGGTAAAGATGGTTCACCTAATGTCGGATTTGCACCATTTCCATTACATGCACCGCAAAAGAAAGATGCAACTATTGACTTTAAGCCTGAAGTTATAGTATACTCATATGAACCTGCACAAGATTTTATTGATAACTATAATCAAATTTTTGGCTCAGGTATTGTTCTACCTAACAAGCAAATTATCACAGGCTAATGACAAACTTTTATACAAATGTTCAAACATCAGGTAATTACATTCTTTATCGTGGCGTACTTGGCGGTAAAAGAGTACGCCAAAGAATTGAGTACTTTCCCACCCTATATGTTCCAGCAAAGACCAAATCAACAACCAAATTCAAAGCATTGAATGGCACACCGCTTGATGAAATCAAACCTGGTGGCATTCGTGAAACTAGAGATTTTATTAAGCAATACGAAACAGTAGATAACTTTGACATCTATGGCAATACTCGCCATGAGTATTCTTATATTGCAGAACAACATCCAACTGAAGTCGATTGGGATGCATCAAATATTCTAATCGGTATCATCGATATTGAAGTTGGTTCAGAGAATGGTTTTCCACATCCTGAAGAAGCATCAGAAGAAATCACAGCAATTTGTTTGAAGTATGTTGGTGGTCAAACTTATGTTTTTGGTTGTGGTGAATATAAAACACAAGGCAACGAAATCTATATTCAATGCCGTGATGAAGTTTCACTAATCAAGCGTTTTCTAAAAACATGGTCAGATGATTATCCTGATATCATTAGTGGGTGGAACATTAAGTTCTTTGACTTCCCATATATCATCAATCGTATTCGTAGACTGCTAGGCGAAGACGATGTGAAAAAACTTTCACCATGGAATTATATTGGTACTCGCAAAGCAGTTCTAATGGGTAAAGAGCATACTGTTTATGAAATGAATGGTGTTGCTATGCTTGACTATATTGAGTTGTATCGCAAGTATGCTCCTGGTGGTGCATCACAAGAATCATACAAACTGGATAATATTGCATCAGTTGAGATTGGTGAAAACAAACTATCATATGATGAATACGATAATCTACATGCATTGTATCGTTTGAACTATCAAAAGTTTATTGAATACAATATCAAAGACGTTGAGTTGATTGTCAAGTTGGATGAGAAGTTGAAGTTGTTTGAATTGGCTATGACTTTGGCATACGACAGCAAAACAAACTTTGATGATGTATTTGCACAAGTTCGCATGTGGGACATTCTAATCTTCAATCACTTGAGAGAAAGCAACATCATCATTCCACCATCTACGACTAACAGCAAAGATGAAGCGTATGAAGGTGCGTATGTTAAGGATCCACAAATTGGAATGCACAAGTGGGTTGCATCGTTTGACTTGAACAGTCTGTACCCTCACTTGATTATGCAGTACAACATCAGTCCTGAAACTTTGATTGAACGACACGATTACAATCAAGAGATGTTTGACATCATTGATAATGGTGTAACTGTTGATAGGTTATTGAACAAAGATATCAACACAGATAACTTGCATGATGTTACTCTAACACCAAACGGACAATTCTTCCGTACCGACAAACAAGGCTTCTTGCCTGAGATGATGGAGAAGATGTATGAAGACCGTAAAGTATACAAAAAGAAAGCAATTCAAGCCAAAAAAGACCTTGAACTGGAGAATGATTCAACAAAAAGATATGAAATCGAAAAACGAATTGCAAGATACAATAATCTCCAACTGGCTAAAAAAGTCTGTTTGAACTCTGCTTATGGTGCTCTTGGTAATCAGTTCTTCCGATTCTTTGATGTACGACAAGCATCCGCAATTACTCTTGCTGGTCAATTATCCATTCGTTGGATTGAGGCTAAGTTGAACGACTATATGAACAAGTTGTTGAAGACAAACGATGACTATGTTATTGCATCAGATACAGATTCGATTTATCTGAAACTTGGTCCTCTTGTTGATAAAGTCTATGGTGATAAATTGAATGGTTCAAAAGTCATTGAATTTATGGATAGAGTTTGTGAAGACAAGATTCAACCATATATCGACAAGTCCTATGAAGAACTAGCAACGTATCTACATGCATATGCACAGAAGATGCAGATGAAACGTGAAGCCTTAGCGGATAAGGGCATATGGACTGCTAAGAAGCGATATATTTTGAATGTCTATAACAATGAAGGTGTTCAGTATGCAACCCCTCAGAAGAAGGTTATGGGTCTTGAGATGGTCAAGTCATCTACACCAGCACCAATTCGTGAGAAGATGAGCCAAGCAATTGATATCATGATGAATGGTACGGAAGAACAGATGCATGACTTTATTGCCGACTTTAGAATGAATTTCAATAAGTTGACGCCTGAAGATATTTCATTCCCTCGTGGTGTGAATGGTATTGGTGAATATAGTGACAAAGTAACACTTTATCGTAAAGGTACACCAATACATGTCAAAGGTGCCATACTATATAATTATTATCTGAAAGAGAAAGGTTTGACGAAGAAGTATCCTCTTATCAACGAAGGCGAGAAGATTAAATTCGTTTATTTGAAGAAACCAAATCCTTTGAAATCAGAATCAGTCATTTCTTATCCTGTACGTTTACCAAAAGAGTTGGGACTTGAGAAGTACATTGATTATGACACACAGTTTGAGAAATCTTTTGTTGAACCCTTAAAAGTAATTTTAACATGTATGGATTGGACAGTAGAGAAATCTACATCCTTATTTGACCTATGATAGCCTATTTCACACTACTTAACGCATTCCTATTATCAGGTGTTGCCGCTTACTATTCAGTAATCGGTTTAGCATCTATCTTTCCTGGTTCATATTGGCCAATTGTCATTATGGGTTCCGTACTTGAATGTTCGAAACTTGTAACGGCATCATGGTTATATCGAAATTGGAAAACAGCACCTATTGCATTAAAACTCTATTTGACTTCTGCTGTAGCCATTTTAATGCTCATTACTTCAATGGGCATTTTTGGTTATTTGTCAAAAGCACACTTAGAGCATTCCGCTGATGTTGGTCCTTTATCAGATAAAGTTGCAATTTATGATGAGAAAATTAAAACCGCAAAAGAAAATATTGATGCAAACCGCAAAGCACTTAAACAGATGGATGAGGCTGTGGACCAAATCATGGTACGATCCTCAGATGAAAAAGGTGCGGATAAAGCGAATACCATACGCAGGTCCCAAGCCAAAGAACGCAATAGACTTAATACTGAGATTTCGTCCGAACAGGAAACTATTAGTAAATTATCTGAAACACGGGCACCTCTGGCGAATGAATTACGCAAAGCGGAATCAGACTTTGGTCCGATAAAGTATGTTGCAGAATTAATTTATAGTTCTGGTGATAGAGAAATTATAGACAAAGCAGTTCGTTTGGTGATAATGTTAATTATGATTGTATTTGACCCACTGGCTGTGTTATTATTAATATCTGCAAACATATCATTGAAACAAGATGAAGAACCGAAGAATCCCATTGTCGAGGAAAGAGAAGTTATTCCAACTCCAACAGAAGAAGTTGTTGAAGAAGAAACCAATCAAACAGACACACCAACAATTGTTGAGGAAGATAAGATTGTTGAAGATGAACTCGCACCAGAAACAAGACCTACTCCGAGCAATCAAAAGATGGTACATGTTTCGAAAGAAAATCTCATAGTGATTGATGATGCAACTGGTGAAACTATTCCTGGTATCACACCAACACTTGAGCCTAAATATGATTACGCTGACCCATATTCATTTCGTGAAAAAGGAAAATAAATGAGCATACTTGAGAAAATCAAAAAGAATAGTAGTATCAAAGATTCTGCTATTCTATCTAAATCAAAGTTCTTCAATCAGAAAGACTTTATTCCAACAGCCGTACCTGCAATCAATATTGCATTATCAGGTAAACTAGATGGTGGTCTTACACCAGGTCTTACAATGTGGGCAGGTCCATCCAAGCATTTTAAGACAGCATTTTCTTTATTGATGGCAAAATCTTATTTGGACAAATATCCCGATGCGGCGCTTTTATTCTATGATAGTGAGTTTGGTACTCCACAATCCTACTTTGATAGTTTTGGTATTGATACTAATCGTGTTTTGCATACTCCCCTTACTGATATTGAACAATTAAAGTTCGATGTAATGGCACAATTGACACAATTAGAACGTGGTGAAAAACTCATCATCATTATTGATTCAATTGGTAACTTGGCTTCTAAGAAAGAAGTTGAAGATGCACTAGCAGAAAAATCTGTTGCAGATATGAGCCGTGCAAAACAAGTTAAAAGTTTATTTCGTATGGTAACACCACACCTATCATTAAAAGATATTCCAATGATTGTTGTCAATCACACATACAAAGAAATCGGTATGTTCCCAAAAGATATTGTTGGTGGTGGTACTGGTTCATATTATAGTGCTGATAATATTTTTATTATTGGTCGTCAACAAGAGAAAGAGGGTACAGAAATTGTCGGATATAACTTTGTTATCAACGTTGAAAAATCTCGCTATGTTCGTGAGAAATCTAAAATACCAATTACTGTATCTTTTGATGGTGGTATCAGTAAGTGGTCTGGTCTACTTGATATTGCACTTGAATCCAAACATGTGGTCAAACCATCCAATGGTTGGTATTCACGGGTAGATGCAGATACAGGTGAAGTGGAAGATAAAAAGTATCGTTTGAAAGAAACAGATACAAAAGAGTTTTGGTTACCTATTCTAAAACAAAAATCTTTCCAAGATTATGTTGAAAGTCAATATCGTATTGCAACAGGTAACATCATGCAAGATGATATCGATTCTACATTTGAAATTGAAACAACTAATGGTGTAGAATGATTGACTGTATGATTCTAGGTGATAGTATTGCAGTAGGCACAGCCATGTTCAAACATGGTTGTGAAGTTCATGCAAAAGGTGGTTGGAATTCTTGGCAATGGAAAAAAGATTACCTTCAACATGATTTGACTGCCAATACAGTTATTATCAGTCTAGGTTCTAATGACCATAAAGGTGTTAAAACAAGACAAGAACTAGAAATCATTCGTAACAAAGTTAAAGGTAGTAGAGTATATTGGATTCTACCTGCAATCAAACCAGAGATACAAGAAATTGTAAAACAAATTGCAGAAGAACATGGTGATGCAGTTCTTCCTATAACTAAATTACAACCAGATGGTGTACATCCTAGTGCGGCAGGTTATAAAGAAATTGTGGAGAAAATAAAATGATAGAAGGTACAGATTACTGTTTCATCTTTCCTAAAGAAGATGCACAACATGTTCATGTTAAATTACTTGAAGGTAAATACAAAGATACCGTATTCAAATATGGTAAGGTAAAGTTTGAAGAAAAAGACCAACAGATGTATTTACTATTTGGGTATGATGTGTTAGAATCTAAGACGGACAAGCCAAAGAATTTGGAAAAAGATGCCGACTTTAAAAATTACATCGGTGACTTATTGGTTGAATTGATGGCTGGAAACTTAGAACAGGAAATTATTGATGAAACTAGAACAGACGATATTACGAACCCTAGTATTTGATGATGAGTATTTGCGTAAAGTTATACCATTCTTAAAGTCAGAGTATTTTTCAGATAGAATCGAAAGAACACTTTTTGATGAGATTGCATCATTCACACAAACTTACAATAACTCACCAACGATTGAAGCGATTGAATTGGCCGTCAAAGAGAGGCGTAATCTCTCGAATGATGAAGTTCAGAAGTGTTCCGAGTATCTTGAAGAAATTAGAGCAACTAAGGAAGAAAAATCCCAGATTCAATGGCTTATTGACAAGTCAGAAAAGTTCTGCCAAGAGAAGGCCATTTACAATGCAGTATTGGGGTCTATTTCTATTCTGGACGGAAAAGACAAATCAAACGACAAAGGTGCGATACCCAAGATATTATCGGATGCCCTTGCAGTAGGTTTCGATACAAACATTGGACATGATTATCTAGAAAACTCTGATGAGCGGTATGAGTTCTATCATAGGAAAGAAGAAAAACTTCCATTTGATTTAGATTATTTCAATAAAATTACTAAAGGTGGTCTACCACAAAAGACATTAAACATTGCACTAGCAGGTACCGGTGTTGGTAAATCATTGTTCATGTGTCACGTTGCGGCTGGTGCTATGACACAAGGTAAAAATGTGTTATATATTACACTAGAAATGGCTGAAGAACGAATTGCAGAACGAATCGATGCAAACCTATTGAACACTCCTATCGACCAACTTACTGAGTTACCAAAGGATATGTACGATAAGAAAGTTGAAAAGATTCGTAGTATGACTACAGGCAAATTGATTATCAAAGAATATCCAACTGCATCTGCATCATCATTACACTTTAGAACACTATTAAATGAACTACATCTTAAACGCAATTTTGTACCTGATATTATATTCATTGACTATCTTAACATTTGTTGTAGTTCTCGCATCAAGGCTGGTGCAAATGTTAATTCCTATACCTATGTTAAAGCAATCGCTGAGGAGTTACGAGGATTGGCTGTTGAATTCTCTGTTCCTATTGTATCTGCAACTCAGACTACGAGAAGTGGATTCACAAGTTCAGACCCAGGATTAGAAGATACAAGCGAATCATTTGGTCTTCCAGCAACTGCCGATTTGATGTTTGCACTTATCTCTAGTGAAGAACTGGATGCACTTGGTCAAATTATGGTTAAGCAATTGAAGAATCGTTATTCTGATCCATCAACATATAAACGATTTGTTCTTGGTGTTGACCGTTCTAAAATGCGATTATATGATGTAGAACAATCTGCACAAAATGGAATTGCTGATTCTGGTAATGTTGTTGACCCTGTTAAGAAAGAGAAGTTTGAACAGCGTAAACGTTCTTTTGAAGGATTGAAAGTTGAATAAATACTTTCATTTAAAGGAATATCATGGCTGGAGTAGACCAAGAGCGACAAGAAAGAGGATTCATTAAATCTGTTAATGATGCGGTGAAAAAGAATAAAGGTAATCCTGTAACTCTTGTTGCGGGTGATACCATCACTGGTGTTATTAAAGCCTCAAAATATACAGGTAGACAAGCGACTGGTTCAGAACCCTATACTGATGTTGTATTGACAATAAAAAAAGGAAACAAAACAGATACACTTAATTTATCATTAAAAGGTGAATCTGCACCAACTCTTGCAGGTGGTGGTTTGAGAGGTCTTGAATTAGTTGTTCCTGGTATTGGTAAAAAATATATGGAAGCAGTTTATGATTATTTAACTAACACAACAGGATTAAATGCGGGTGATAAAGTTCCTGATGTATATGGTAAAATTACTCCAGCAAAAAAGAAAAAAATAGTTATTGGCAATGCGGCTATGGGTGGACCTATTGACTACATGTATATTGGTCCTATGGATGTAAAAGCACCATATGATGCAAAAACAAATCAAGTCAATTTTAATGGCACATTAACCGATTCAGTAACATTCGCATCAACACATGACTTGTATTTTAGATTAAGAGCAAGACGAGAAGACCAACGATTCGATCCCGATGCAAAAGATACAACGGGTACACCTAAAGTGTATGGCAAGTCACCATCAAAAGGTGATTCTGCTGGTCGTATCGTTATAACAGATAGTGTACCCAATAACGCATTAATTATACCTTTCTAATATGACACTAGACGATATACAAACATCCATCCATCAAGGCACTAAAGGCATTGAACATGCAATTGAAAAGGTGTCTGAGTATGTTAATAAAAATCAAGCAAAACAAAATATTGCTATTGTGAAATCTTTGAATGTTCAAGCAGAATCAATTTACAAAACTATGCCTTCAGGTTTTTTAAATAGATTGGCTATGTCAGGCAAAATTGGTGATTTGATAAAAAAATATGATGGCTTTTCTCCAAAAAATCAAAGAATAGATCCAACAATGCATGTTAGAGGTCTTCATACATATTTCGAGAATGAAGCAAATAGAGAAATTATTCATGCAAAAGAACCACATACAAAATTGAATAAAGAAAAAGAAAAGAAGTGGTTGCTAGATTACATAACATCAAATTATAGTTCTCTAGTACAACTATATACATTACATAACAAATTATTGGATATAAAGGATGCAATAAATGCCTAATTATGATTTTGATGAAGTGCTTAAACACTATTCTAAAAACAATCATGATTTTGGATTCTCTGGCGTAAGTGAAGAAGAATACAATTCAAAGATTGAGGGTTCTGTGCAAACAGCAGAAGAAGTAAAGAATAGATTAGTTGAAGTTGAACGCAGTATTCTTCCATTCCTACAAAAATTATACGATAGCGCAGATAAAGAGTATATCTACTGGCCTAATCGTAAACCAATCATTGAACAACAAATCAAAAAAATCTTATTACTGACAAGAGGTTAATTATGAATCCATTGGTGACAGTTATCACACCTACGACAGGTGCGCCCTATCTACGGCAAGCAATTGAATCTGTTAAATCACAAACATACGATAATGTGCAACACTTAGTTGTCGTTGATGGTCCACATGCTACTGCTGGAATCATCCTACAAGATTATCCTGGAACAGATATTATCAAATTACCCTACGCAACAGGTACAGATAGATACAATGGTCATCGAATCTATGGTGCATCAATCTATCTTGCAAAAGGTGACTATGTTTGTTTCTTAGATGAAGACAATTGGTTTGAACCTAATCATATTGAATCATTGATGGAAGTAATTAAACAAAATAATGCATGGGCATTTTCTCTACGCAAAATTGTAGACAAAGATGGTAATTATGTTTGTAATGATGACTGTGAATCATTAGGTAAATGGGAATCATGCATTGGTGATTATTTTGTTGATGTGGGTTGTTATTTCTTGCCTAAGAATATTGCATTACAATTAAGTCCATTGTGGTATCGTAAAGCAAGAGAACCTGGTGTACCTGAAGTCGACCGCATATTAACACATGTATTGAGAGAAAACAAGTTGACATGCAACACTAATAAAGAGTATACTCTGAACTATCGTACAGGAAATACGCAACTGTCCGTACAGAAAGAATTCTTCCTACACGGTAATGAACAAATGTTGAACAAATATAATGGAGAATTGCCATGGCAAAAAAAGATTTAATTATCGGTGCATTTAAGAACTACGACTTTAACAAAGTCAAACCTTGGGTTGATTCAATCAACACATGTGGATTTAAAGGTGATAAGGTTGTTATATCAATCAACTCAACCGTTCAGACTAATCAAAAATTAACTGATTCTGGTTTTGGTGTATTGAGTGTAGATTCATCTGATAGTAGAGTACAGGTTCATATGGAACGATTTGTTCATATCTACAGTTTTCTAAAAGACCGGTTAGATGACTATCGTTATGTAATTACGACTGATGTTCGTGATGTTATTTTCCAACGTGATCCAATTCCATTTATTGAACAGGTTATGAATGAGAATTCAGCAAGAATCAATCCTGTAAGTTTGCTTGCCGTATCTGAAGGAATTAAGATTAAAGATGAAGCATGGAATAAAGATAATATTTTTAAAACATTCGGACCACATTTTGCAGTTGATGTAGAAGATAAAGAAGTATTGAATGTTGGTACTATTGCAGGTAAAGCAGAAGCAGTAAAAGATTTGTGTGGTATGATTTTTCAGTTGTCTATGAATCGACCAGATTGGGTTGCAGACCAAGCCGCATACAACATTTTAATGAATTGGGAACCATACAAGAGTTGTACTGATATTGTACGTTTGCGTGATGCATGGGCATGTAATTTGCATGTGACAAATAAGCCTGACCAACTTCAAGAATTTGGTCCATATTTATTGGAAGAACGACCAATCTTTGAAGATGGTTTAGTTAAAGATGGAAAGAATAAAGAACCGTTTGCTATCGTACATCAATACGACAGAGTACCCGAAATGTTGGCTTTCTTCAATGAAAAATATGAAATTACCAACAACGATGACATGATTACTATCAAGATTTGATAGTGACATAAATACATAATCAACAGTAAGTAAAAAACTAAATATGCGAGGTGTGATTTGAAAGATATTACAATTGTTACAGCATTCTTTGATATAGGTCGAGGTGGTTGGACACCAGACAAAGGATTGCCTCATTACCTAGAACGTTCAGTAGACATCTACATCGAACGATTCTCACATCTAGCCAAATTAGATAATGAATTAATCATAGTCACTACAGAAGACATGATTGAGCGTTTGAAACAACATCGGCTAACAAAACAAAACAAAACTAAATGGATTATTTTTGATCCCAAAGTACGAATGCAAGATATTCGTATGAAGATTGAAAAAATACAAAAGGATCCTGACTTTCAAAGCAGAGTTCATCCACAACAAGTTAAGAATCCTGAATACTGGAATCCTGATTATGTTCTTGTGACTGACTTGAAAGCATATTTTGTTAACACAGCAATTAAACAAGGTCTAGCAACAAATGATATGGTTGCTTGGATTGACTTTGGGTATTGCAGAGATGCAACAAAGATACCAAAGAGTGCAAAGTGGGAATATGAATTTGATGAAGAAAAAATTCATATGTTCAACTACAAACCATACGATGGTAAACCAATTGAAGATGTTGTACTTGAAAATGATGTATACATTCTTGGTGCAAAAGTAGTAGCACACAAAAATAAATGGGCAGATATGGAACGTATGATGTGGGAAAGTTTCAATGCTCTACAAAAGATGAATCTTGTTGATGATGACCAAGGCTTGTGGTTACTATCATACATAAACAATATTAATGCATTTGAATTGCACACAATTCCTGACCATCAAAAAGGATACGACCCGTTTGTATTGTTTAATAATTTTAACGATACAGTTCCTAAAACAACACAAGTCATTTCAGACGATATAGTTACTATTAAAATCACATGAACAAGTTAGTTATTTTTGACCTTGATGGTGTATTGATTGATTCGAGAGAATTACATTATGATGCATTGAATGATGCACTACGCAAAATTAATGAGCAATATGTAATTTCTCGTGAAGAACACCTATCGAAATATGATGGTCTAAACACAACAAAGAAACTCGAAATGCTCAGTACAGATAAAGGTCTGGCTAGAGAACACTACAATGCAATTTGGAGAGCAAAACAAGATGCAACATTTAAGTTGATTCCTAATGCACCAAAGAATCAACATGCATTTAACATCATCAAGCAGTTGAAAGCAAAAGGATGGAAAATTGCAGTAGCATCAAATAGCATTCGTGAAACAGTTCGTATCTCACTTGAATCAATGAGCATTCTTGGTATGGTAGATTACTATGTTAGTAATGAAGATGTGTTTCAAGCAAAACCATTTCCTGAGATGTACTGGAAATGTATGGTTGCATTGAATGCATTACCTAAAGATACCATCATTGTAGAAGACAGTCATATTGGTAGAGAAGGTGCAACTAACTCTGGTGCTAATTTGTATCCAGTTAAAGATGCATACGACCTAAACCCATCATTCATAGACTACTGTAATGAATTTGCAGATGGCGCATTAAAGAAAAATATACCATGGAGAAATAAAAAGATGAACGTTTTAATTCCAATGGCTGGTGCTGGTAGCAGATTTGCACAAGCAGGCTATACATTTCCTAAGCCATTGATTGAAGTTGATGGTAAACCAATGATTCAAGTTGTGACTGAAAACTTAAACGTAGATGCACATTTCATTTATATTGTTCAGAAAGAACACTATGAGAAGTATAATCTAAAACAACTATTGAACTTAATCGCACCAGGATGCGATATCATTCAAGTAGATGGATTGACAGAAGGTGCCGCATGTACTACACTACTTGCAAAAGAACTCATTAATAATGATGAACCATTGTTGATGGCTAATTCTGACCAATTTGTAGAATGGAACTCTAATGAATGTTTATATGCTTTTACTGCTGACACTATTGATGGTGGGATTGTCACATTTGAATCAACTCATCCAAAATGGTCTTTCGCAAAACTTAATTCAGATGGATTTGTATCGGAAGTTGCAGAAAAGAATCCAATCTCTAATGTTGCTACTGTTGGTATATACTATTGGAAACATGGTTCAGATTATGTAAAGTATGCTGAACAAATGATTAACAAGAATATTCGTGTTAACAATGAATTCTATGTTTGTCCTGTGTTCAATGAAGCAATTGCAGACGGCAAGAAAATTCGTACAAAGAATATTGAAAAGATGTGGGGTATTGGAACACCCGAAGATTTGAACTACTTTTTGGAGCATCACAAGTGACAACAGTAATTGAAGTTGGTGCAAACACAGGCACAGATACAGAAAACTTTTTAAGTGATCCAAATACAATTGTTTATGCATTTGAACCTGTACCTGAGTTGGTAAATCACTTGTATAATAAGTTTAGAGGTATTGATAGGTTTCATTTGATGCCTATGGCAATCGATATTGAGATAACATTTAAAATGTTTAATGTCGCAACAGATGTAGGGTGCTCATCTCTATATAACTTTAGTGATGATATCTATCAACAATGGGAAGGTAGAGAAGGTCATTTTAATGTTGCAACATCATATAAAGTACCAACAACTAGATTGGATACTTTTATGAATGACTACAACATAGGTCAAGTTGATTATCTTTGGATTGATGCACAAGGAAACGACTTCAATGTATTGAAATCATTAGGTGATAGAATTGCAGATATCAAAGAAGGTAAGTGTGAAGGTGCATATACAGTAGATTTATATAAGAATACAGATAATCATGTTGGTGTAATTACGCCTTGGTTAGAAAGCAAAGGATTTTCATGTACACTAGTTCCCGATGCTGTTGGTAAAGAAGCAGACATACATTTTAAGAGGATTTAATTATGAGAGTTGCAGTTGTATTAACAGGACACATGAGGTGTTGGGACCAAGTAGCACCTAACTTCAATGAGAGAATTTTAGAACGTTACAAGCCAGATGTATTCATTCATACATGGCGTGACCAAGCATATTGGGATCCACATAGCAAGGCTGGCTTTGTTGAAGGTACACCAGAGATTGATTTTCAAGCAGTAGCAGATGCATTTAAAGCAACTGAAATGCGAGTTGAGAATTTTGAAGACCACAAAGAAAATTTTGAAGATAGAGCATCAGTCTATACAAATTTCCATCATGTACCAAAAAATATCATTTCGATGATGTACAAAATGGGACAAGGTATGTTGATGATGGAAGACTTTATGCTGAGAACAGGTAGAACATATGACTTGGTATTGCGTTTGCGACCAGATATGATTTATAACGAAGATTTACCAGATTTTCATCCTAGCAAATTCTACACATTAAGTCACAGAAACCATTTAGGTCAAGGTACTGGTGATATGATGCAGATTGGTAATTCATATTTTGTTACCAATTTTTGTAAGGTATTAAATTATCTTCCTTATATTTACCAAGAAACAAATCTGCTTTGTCCTCATGTGGTATCAACGCACTGGATTAAAAAACTAGGTTTGCCTTGGGAAGAATTCAATATCTCTAAGACGATTATGCATACACCGAAAGGAGAGTATGTTCCTAAGGAGCAATATCAATGATATATATTGCACATAGAGGGCTTATAGACGGTCCTGATGAATCAAGAGAGAATCGACCAGACACTATTATGGAAGCCCTTAATGAAGGGTTTAATGCTGAAGTTGATGTATGGTTTAAAGATGACAAATGGTTCCTAGGACACAATGAGCCACAATATCGTGTGGACAGAGAGTTTTTAAGCAGAACTAATCTATGGCTTCATTGTAAGAATTTAGAAGCATTGAACCGAGTTCGTCACATCATACCATTCATTGAGTTTTTTTGGCATCAAAATGATGACTATACAGTAACATCAAATGGGTTTATTTGGACATATCCAGGTAAGCCTTTGACTGAAAATAGTATATGCGTACAGCCAGAATGGAATAGTGACATATCGACTTGGGATGAAAAATGCATGGGCGTTTGTAGCAAATATGTAATGCAACTTAAAAAAAATGCTAAATAGTGTTATGGCAACCACAGAGCGTTGTTTTCAAATAAAAATAATAAAAAAATGCAATCATTCAAAACATATCTACGAGAGCAAAAAGAAGGTGAGGGTGAATCTCATCAGGTTAAGCATTTAACCCATATTGAGGATCGTGCCTTGCAGACTGGTTCCAAAGGAACCGAACATGCTATGTCTTCTTTAAATGCTATCGCAGACCATATTAAGTCTGGCAAAAATACATCAGAATTAACTACTAAGTATGATGGCTCACCTGCATTAGTATATGGACATCATCCTAAAACTGGTAAATTCTTTGTTGCATCAAAATCTGCATTCAACAAAGAACCAAAAATCAACTATAACGAAGCAGATGTAGATAAGAACCATGGTCATGCACCAGGTTTAGCAAACAAACTAAAACAAGCATTAAAGCACTTGAAGAAGACTGCACCTAAGCAAGGTGTCTATCAAGGCGATATGATGTTCTCAGATGATGATATTGAACACAAAAATGGTGTTGCATCATTTCATCCTAATCCTTCAGGTCTTACATATCATGCACATGGCAACTTAGCAAAGAAAGCAAAAGCCGCTAAGATTGGTGTTGTAACTCATCTAAAATATAATGGTGAGGATTCATCCAGCATGAAGGCTGACCATAATGTTGACCGTGAAAACTTCAAAGAGCATCCAGATGTATTTACTGTTGACCCAAGAAAAGATACATCAAAAGTTCATTTTTCAAACGAAGCACAAAAAGAGTTTGAAAAACATATGAAAGCCGCAAAGAAAATCCACGATGAACATGGTGAGATGTACGCAGGTACAGACATGCATCAAGGTGTGGGTGGTCATTTGGAAACATATATAAACCATACAGTCAGAACTGGTGAAACACCAAATCACGAAAACTTCAAGAAACACTTAGAAACTAAGTATGAGAAGATGATTGAAAAATTAAAAAGTGAAAAAGGTAAAAACGCCAAGAAAGAAGAATTAAAAACTCATTTGAATGCGATTGAAGCAAATAAGAAACATTATAATAATTTGCTTAAAATGCATGGTCATCTACAAAAAGCAAAAGGTGTATTGTTAGATACAATGAATCAGCATGAAGATTTTGAACATACTCACCATGGCGAAAAAGCAGAAGGTGAAGGATATGTATTCCATCATAAAGGACAAATCGATAAACTAGTAGATAGAGCAAAGTTCAGTAGAAGAAACTTTGCAGGAATGAGAAACTTTTAAATGAAAACATTTTTAGAAAAACTGCATGAGGATACAAAAACGCACCATCCGGTGGTGATGGCGTTCGGTCGTATGAATCCTCCTACCATTGGTCACGAGAAGTTGGTCAATAAAGTAAAACAAATTGCCGCAGACCATAATGCACCACATCATGTTATTCTTTCACATTCACAAAATGCAAAGAAAGATCCACTTGATGTAGCAACTAAAGTGAAACATGCAAAACGTTTATTTCCAAATACGAATATTGAAAATTCAAGTAAAGAAGAACCAACATTTTTGCAACATGCCGCAAGATTGCATAAGATGGGACACGACCATCTAATCATGGTTGCTGGTTCGGATAGAGTAGACGAATTCAAAAAGAAACTAGAACAATATAATGGTGAAGGTGAAGGCAAACTATACAACTTCAAAAAGATTGAAGTCAAGTCTGCTGGTCAACGTGATCCAGATGCAGAAGGTGTAGAAGGTATGTCTGCATCCAAGATGCGTGAACATGCAAAGAATAATGACTTCAATTCATTTAAGCAAGGTATACCTCACCACGTTCCAGAGAAACATAGCAAAGAATTATTCCGTGATTTACGCAAAGGCATGGGTATCAATGAAGATGTACAGCATGGATTATATAAAGCAGTATTCATTACAGGTGGTCCTGGTAGTGGAAAAGATACTGTTATTCGTGATGCTATTGCAGAAGGCAGAGCAGTAGAAATTAACACAATACAAGCATTTGAATTTTTAGCAGATAAACACAAATTATCAGAAAGCACTAAAGACGAAAGACGTAATGCTATCAAACAACACAAGCCTTTAATTATCAATGGTTCTGCAAACGATATTGACCGTATCAAATATGTTAAAGAAGAACTAGAAGAACTTGGTTACGAAACAATGATGATTTTCGTAGATACAACTAATGAAACTAGTTCAAGTAGAAATCAAAAGTTGACCAGAATGATGGTCGAAGATGTTCGTCAAGACAAGTGGATTAAATCACAAGAAAATGCAAAAGTATATAACGAAGCATTTGATTTGTTCATTCGTTTTGATAATACAATCGATTTTGATAAAGCAGATGTATTTGATATTGCAAGAATTGAAGAAGAAATCAGCCAACTGCTAATGACTACTAAATTGTTTTATGGTCAAAAAGCAAAAGTTGTTGTTGAAAACTTTAACAATGAATTTGCAAAACTATTCGAAATTGGACCTCATTCAACAAATCAAAAAGATACGTTGAAGAATCTAATCAAATCTCGTAGAGATAAGATGCGACAAGATTCAGAGATTCATAAAAAATCAATTGATAAACTAAAACAATCCCTTAGAGGAGAGGAAACAAATGTTGAAGAAGATAGCATACCTACTAAAACTAAAGCCAAAGACACCTGTGGACACGGAAAACTCATCGCAGACAACAACTGCCCAACCTGTCAACTCGGTAGAATCGCCGGTAAAAAAGACGAAATCAAGTACGGTGACGTCCCAGGTAACCCAGGAAGTTACACCTTCCGCACCTACGAAGAAACCGAGAGCATCAAAGAAGACGGTCCAACCCTCACCAAAATCCCAGAGCCAAAAGAGCCCAACTTCCAAAAAGACAACGAAAAAGTAAAGAAGAAGGCGGCTTCTGTACCAAATGAACCAACTAAGAGAATAAAAGTTACTGGTCTAGGTCCTGAGTTTGCTACAAGAGGTTCTGGTACTGTATATCCAATGAGTGGTCTTGGTAATACTACATATGGTGAAGAAACAAAACCAAAATCATTCAAATCATTCAGAGAAGCAATAGATAGTCCTGCATCTGATATGGGTGTGTCTGGTGGATATCATGGTGCTACTAATAGTGAACCAATGCAATCATACAAAGATAAAGATAGAAATATCGGAATCGAAATTAAAAAGAAGAAAAACAATAAAGGAGCAAAATAATGTTTTCCAAATTCGGACACAACGTAGACCAGTCATTGGTTGAAGCAGTTAAAAAAGTTATGAAAGAAAAATCTTTTGCAGAAGATGATGTAAAAGAAACAGGCTTACATGCCGCCGCACATGCCGCCGCAAAAGATGGCAAAAAAACTTTCAAGTTAGGTGGCAAAACAATGCCAGTAACTGTTAAGAAAGAAGAAGCGGAAGAGTTAGATGAGTTGTCGAAGAAAACTCTTGGTAACTATATTAAGAAAGCACACTATGCTGGTGGCATGGCTGACTTCAAACACGGCATGAAATATGACAAGCGTGGTGATAGCAAAGATAAAATGGCTCTTGCAAAGACTAGTGCAAAGCGTGAGAAAGGTATCAATAAAGCAGTTGATAAACTATCAAAAGAAGATGTTGAGCAAATTGATGAAATCTCTAAAGAACTTGCCGGTAAATATTTGACTGCACCACACGGTAAAGGTGCAAACAAATATAAAACAGGTGAAGGTAAATCAAAGTATCCTGACATTGAAACAATGGGAAAACATGCAACCTCTGTACATAGAGCATTGGCTAGAAGCAAAAGCAGTTCTTTATATAAGAAACCAGATTACTATAAAGAAGATATTGAAGATGTTGAATTGGATGAAGCAGTATCACGCAAACATTTCCAACAAGTTGCAGATATTATCAAAGCACATCCTGATGCGAAGAAAAGACACGAACTAGCATTACATCATGCTGGAATCTTCAAACAACAAAACCCACGTTTTGACCATATGAAGTTTATGAAAGCGGCTGGTGTAGATATGAAAGAAGAAGTTGAACAAGAACAAAATACACTAGTAGAATTATCAACAAAAGCATTGAGTTCATATGTGAAGAAAGCAGGGCACCAAAATTTTCAAGGTAAGGATGGGAAATCCAGAATCCCAGGTGTGAATTCTGCACTTAGAAAAGTGAAACAGAATGCTATGATGAAAAAAGAAGAATTTGAATTAGATGAAGCAAACATTACTCATGCGGCTCACTTTGATGATCCAACTACAAACAAATGGGCAAGCATGGCTTTGTTAACTGCTAAGAATGACGAAGATGCAGTTTCTCAAGCACATGATTTGTTAAGAACAGATGCATATAAGAATTACAAACTATCTGCTGTTGAAAAACATGAGCCTGTAAAAAACATCAAAATGAAAGAAGAAGTTGAGTTAGATGAAACTACTGGTGTTACAGATTATAATCCAAAAAACCAAGGTGGCACAAGAAAAGAACTATTAGCAAAGTATGCTAAGTCTGGTGATCCTAAACATGCAGAAGCCGCAAGAAAAGCGGGTGCAACACAATCAGAATTAAAAGCCGCAAGAGCAGTAGATAGTATGTTTGGACATCGTGGTGGTGTAGATAAACTTGGAATCAGAAAAGAAGAAATTGAAGAACTCGATGAGCGTTCATTGTCTTCCGCAGAAACAAAGAAAAAAGAACATAACGTAATGGCAATGAAACCAAAATTGAAAGACTTCAAAAAACGTTATGGTGAAAAGAAAGGCAAATCAGTAATGTATGCCGTTGCAACTAAACAAGCAAAAGGTGAGTAAATGAATTTTAAAGCAAAACTTCAACAAGTGCTTGAATCCAAAAAAGAGGATGATGAAGAATTGTTGCGAGTTGACACCAAAGACTTTACGCCTAAGCAAAAGAAAAAGCGTGAAGAAGTGATGGACGACCTTAAAGAAAGAGAGAAGGAGTTCAGAGCAAAGTATGGTGAAAACTGGATGAAAGTGATGCAAGCCACATCATCAAAAATGGTAGAAGAAATTATCAGAAAAGAAGAACTGGTTGAGTATAAGAATCAACCTGATACTGCTATGGATGATGGTGGCTTTAAAATTGATGACAATGCACTTGATCCAAAAGGTAAGATGAAGACTAAAAAAGATATCAACAATCCGATGGATCCATATGCAAGAATGGCTTCTGCTAAGACAGAAGAAGTAATTGATGAAGTGAGTAATGAGTTATTAGGTCGTTATAAAGAGAAGGCTAGAAAGTCTGCTGATGACTTGAGTGCTAAAGGTAAATATAAACAATCAACTGACCGTTGGATGAATATTACAAAGGCTACCGGTAAACAGATTGCAAATACAACTAAAGATATTAGGACTGCTATGAATAAAGAAGAAAAGGACATTGATGAATCATCATTAGGTGACTATCTATCATCATTAGGTATGGAACCAAAATACGTTGGCAAGAGCGACTTACAAAAACATGCACAGTCAAGCAAGTTCAAAACTTGGAAAATGAACCGCATGAAAGAAGACGTAGTTAACGAAAAAGTTGATGACAAAAAACAAACTAAAGATATGCTAAGAGGTCGTGTTAAACATCAAATAGATGAGCCTCTAGGTAAAGAAGGTGACTTCAAATCTCACAAAATTGAGATTAATAATGAAGCATATCAAAAACTATCTGCACATGAAAAATTCAAACGTAGTATGAAAAAAGCAGGCTACGATATGGATGCAGGCGCAAAACGATTAGAAGATATGTTGGCAAAGCAAAAAAAGGATCGTGAAGAATTTGAAAAGAACTATCCTGAATATGCATCTAATAAGAAAAATGAAACTATGATGGGTAAATTGGCTAATTCATATGAACCTGATGGTGATTTGATTGAAAATTATAATCGTTCACAAATGCCTTTGAAAGGTCATGAATATCATAGCAAGTCAGATGAAGCATTACGCTACATCATGAAAGATGCTGGTGAAGCCGCAAAAGCAATGAAGAACCATAGTCCAAGTTCTGAAAGTAAATATCTTGACCAAGTTAATGATGCCGCTACTGTATTACACTATCGTAAAAAACATAATCTATTAGGTACAGTTAAGGATAAAAGACATACATCACATAATGTAAAAGAAGAAATGACAGAAGAACAGTTCAATGAACATGTATCTAATGCGGCTATGATGGTTAAAGGAATCTTCAATAAACATAAAAAAAAAATGAGTGAAGAAACCTATGACCATGAAAAAGATGACAAAGGTGGAAAACCAACTGGTAAACAACCTAAGTTAGAAAAGAATGATGGCAAAGAAGAAAATGCTGGTGAAAAGAAACCATCCGCTCGTTCAATCTTATCTGGTGGTAAAACTGAAACAGGTACTCCTCGTGATACGATAGAAATTGATCCAATGATGAGAAATCGTCCCGGTCAACCTGATATCACTAAGAAAGATGACAAAGATAAGAAGAAGGATGACAAAAAAGATGGTATCAAAGGACAAGAAAAATAAACAATAAATAGTTAATAACCAAGGCTTTCAAGGAGATAAAAAATGCCAACATGGTCAAATACTGACGCACCAAACCTAAAACCAAAATGGGATGCTGAACGTCAAACAAGAGAAGTTTTACAATTTACAGTTCTAACTGGTAATACATCAGGTAACAACATTATTCAAGTTGCATACAATGACGGTGCAGGTAATAATGTTGCCAACGTTGGTGTTGCTACTGGTCAATATGTGTATTTCCTATCACAAGGAAATTCGTCACCTGTTGCTCAAGGTACAGCAGGTAATGGTTATCCAGGTATGTTCTTTTCAAACACAACCGTTGCTTCAATTAGCGGCAATACAGTAACATTAGCACAAAATTTGTTTAATACTGTGTCTGCTGGATATGGTGTTGAGTTTGATAAAGCAATTGCTTATAATGCAAACAAACCAGTTGAAACAACATACAACAAGGATACTGTTTTAGTTACAGCAACTCGTTTAGCGAATACTCAAATTGGTGCTGGTGGTGTATCACAAGGTTGGGCTCACGTTCAAAAGAAAACTAACAGCGATGGTACAGTACGCTATATTCGTGAAACATTAGTTGCACTTGCAAATCCAGTTGCATCTAATACATTCTCTGGCAATACCTCTTGGGGTACTGCATTCACGGGCGTATAATGTTAACATTTCGTGAATTCGTTGCTGAAGACGGAGTACCTGTGGTCTCCGTCAATAAGTATTGGAACAACATTGATGAAGTTAGAACCAGAAATGAGATTAATAGAAATCTTGCATTGATGGTTGCTAGTCATACATGGTATAGTCCAATGGAAGGGTTTGATGAAGCCAGAAAGACCTTGGAACATTATGGCGTCACATTACCTAAAACTAGAATAACGAACGAACTAGAAGGTGAACTTGTTATAGCCATCAGTCAATATGGTGATAAACATGGCGCTACATTAGATGGTGTTGTGACTTCATATACTGATGGTGTTGAACACGAATATTATTTTTATTTCATATATGACCAAAATGAAAAAGGTTTGTACGATTGTACAGCATCTATTTTAGATGAAGACCAATTAGGTGATGTATTAGATGATGATGATATGGACGATGACGATATAGAAGAATAATAAAAAATATGATTGATGATTTGAATGATGACAACTTCATTATCTACGCTATGAAAGCCTATGAATCACCACATTGTATTATGAGTGAGTTCGAAGGTGATTTGAAACGTACTAAGTATTTAAAGAGATTGTTTAGACGATACAAAGCAACAAAGGTATTGAAAGAACGATTGATTTTCAATCATTTGGTTTGTTTAAATAATGTGTTTGGCGCAGAAGCCTCAGCAAAAATTTTGTTCTTTAGAATTGATGAAAGAGATTATGATATTCTAAAGACATTCTTAGTATTCCTGAGTTCGATGCCAAATACACCAATATCGATTAATGGAAAAGTAATCAAGACTGATGAAATTCCTATAGATATGAAAGTAGCCGAAATTTTAAGGAACATATGAGGGACGTATGAAATCATTCAGACAATTTACAACCGAAGTAAAACAATCAACAGGAAGTCTTAAAAATGCTTGTTGGACAGGATATACCGCCGTTGGTATGAAAATGAAAAACGGTAGAAAAGTTCCTAATTGTGTACCCGAAGAAGTTGAATTCTATGAGCAATATGATGCAGAAGAATTGTTTGATATTCTCGAAGAAGTAGTTGATGATATTGCAGAAGAAAGCAACATTGATCCAGATGTTCTTTGGGAAAATCTTGAAGATGTTTCAGACGAAGAATTATTTGAAACTGCCGCATGGCGTAGAAAAGAAGGTAAGAGTGAAACAGGTGGTCTAAATGCAAAAGGTATTGCATCATATCGTAGAGAGAATCCTGGTTCTAAGTTGAAGAAGGCAGTTACAGGCAAAGTCAAACCTGGTAGCAAAGCGGCTAAACGCAGAAAATCATTCTGTGCTAGAATGGGTGGTATGAAAGGTGCCATGAAGAAACCAAATGGTGAACCAACAAGAAAAGCACTTGCACTTAGAAAATGGAAATGCAGATGAAAACTATTAAAATGATTGATGAAATAAGCAAAGATAAAGCCGAAAGGTATCTATCTAAAGTAGGTGATGACCATAGAAAAAAACATGGCAATAAACCTATGAACATGTATCAAACATTAGAACCAAAACGCCAGAAAGGTGTTGAACGTGCATTAGATAGATTAACAAAAGAAGAAGTTAAAAAGACATTCAAACAGTTTAGAGAAATGGCTGGAGGCGGAGGTGGTGGGGCAGCCTCTGTTGCCGGACCAACTAATGTAACTGGTCCACAAAGTGGTACTGATGCTCAAAGTGCTACAGCAGTAGATATGAAAAAGAAAAAGAAAAAATATTTTATGACTGCAAGGAAATCACCAAATTGAGAGAAGTTAAAGATTTAATTGAAAATGACTTTCAATTGAAAGTCGAAATGGAAGTAGCCGCTAATGTAGGTTTCTTCAGAGTTTCAGGATTAGATAATTATAGTTTAGCAAGATGGATAGCAGAAAAAATTGACCATGTTATCGTTTCAGTTAAACAAAGAGAAGGATATAAATTTAACAATGATGGTTGGGTTAAAGTAGAAAAAACGGAAGGTGATACTAGACTAGTATTAGTATAAAATGTTTGATTACATATTGCATTTTTTTACAATTGATTGGATACTAACAGAGTTACCTACATGGGTACCTTTGTTTGTAATTGGTGCAGGTGTTGCACTTTACGTTGCAGAAAAATTACTATCGTTTTTTATTCCTATTTTCTATAGAATACCAATACAAATCATTGCGTTTATTTTGTTCGGTGCAGGTTGTTATATTGATGGAAGACAAGATGCATTGATTAATGGTAAAGCAGAAGCAGAAAAGATTGTAGAAAAGATTGTAACCAAACAAGTAACAGTAACAAAAAATGTTGTTAAATTTTTAGAAGCAAAAGATGCAAACGTGGAGAATAATTATGTGGAGATTCAAAAACAAATCAGCACTAAGGATGATGACACTTGCGTTATTCCTAAGTCTTTTATCAGCCTGCACAACCTTTCAGCAACCGCCGGCTTTAGTCAAGGTACCGTTCCCGACACCAGCACCGGAAACAATGGTACCACCACCGAAACTAAAAACACTACCGGAAGGTGAAGTCAAATTCTCAACGATTGAAGAAACGATTACAGAGAATTATGAAATGTATTACAAGATATCGAATAGACTAGAAGCACTACAAAAATGGATCAAAGACCAACAAGAGGCAAACAAATGAAAAGAATATTGGCAGTATGTGCAATTCTTGCACTAAATGGTTGTGCGTTGATTATGGCAAACTTTGATAGCACAGAATACCAATATGTTGTGCATGTTAGAACATTAGCAGAATCTAAAAAATGCGATGCAGATACTATCAATGCATTGTATAACGAAGCAAGAGAGTTGAAAAATTATTCTCAATACATACCACATAATGATGCACAGAATAAATTAAATAGTGACTTGTTTACCATTGTTGATGAATTACATAATAAACAAAATCCAAGCCCTGTCTACTGTGAGGCTAAACTAAATATCGTTGCTAAGTCGGCAGAACGTATTCAACAAGTTACAGGAACAAAACCAAGATGAGTATTTTAACTGATGTAGCAACACAAGCACAATCATATAGACAAGCGTATGAGAATGGTTCGTTATCACCACAAGATTATAAAGAATTGATTAATGATTTGAATATTGCACAACACATCGAATCTACTGCAAGTGATTTTGCAGAAGACCAAGAGGCTCGTGCAATATTGCTAGGCGCTTTACAGATAGCAGAATCATTATATTAAAGGAATTTTATGGAACTGACAAAAGAACTATTAGCCAAGTTTATTCCTGGCAACCCTTACATCGACCACTGGTACGATGCATTATCAAAACTATTACCTGACTATGAAATCAATACACCACAACGTATTGCGGCTTTCATGGCAGAATGTATTCATGAATCTGCTGGCTTTACTGCACTTGCAGAAAACTTGAACTACAAACCAGAAACATTGTTAAAAGTATTCCCACATTATTTCCAAACAGAAGAAATTGCACAACAATATGGTCATCATCCAGAGATGATTGCTAATCGTGCATATGCAAATCGTATGGGTAATGGACCAGAAGAATCTGGTGATGGTTGGGCACATTGTGGTCGTGGACTAATTCAATTGACAGGTAAAGACAACTATCAAGCATTTGCTGATTCTATCGCAACACCAATTGAACAGATTCCTGAGTACCTACAAACATTTGAAGGTGCATGTCAATCTGCATGTTGGTTCTGGGAAAACAATAATCTAAACGCATTAGCAGACCAAGGTAACATCGATAAAATCTCTCAAATCACTAACGGTGGTAAGTTGGGATTAAAAGAACGTCACCAAAACTATGATAATGAGTTAGCGATTATTCATGCACATATTGGATAATCATGGCTGAAGAAGTCAAAAAAGACGAAGATTGGATGCAAAAGAAATGGCGTCCTATGATGGGATGGATGTACATGGTCGTTTGTTTTTGCGACATGGTCATCTTTCCTGTTGCTTGGTCAATTCTACAAGCAGTACTTAAACAACCAGTGACACAATGGAATCCATTGACACTACAAGGCGCTGGTTTATTTCACCTTGCAATGGGTGCAGTTTTAGGTATTGCCGCATGGGGTCGTACACAAGAGAAATTAAGTAATGCAACAACAGCATCAACAACTGTGCCTTCAAGCATCACACCTTCCCCGATGACTTCACCAACAACACCAGTATCATCACCTATGCCTATTGCATCTGCACCATTGGCAAGACCTGCTGGTCCTGGTCCGGCACCATCATCTCAACCTGCGTTATAGGAACTAAAATGAAAAAACTATTACTAACATTATCATTATTTGCATTCTTCTCTGTTGCACATGCAGAAGGTGTATCACAAAAAGTATGTCATGAAAAAAATGGCAAACAAGTTTGTAAGATGGTCAAAGTACACAAGAAGTTAGAGGGTACTGAAGTTCCAGCGAAACCGGCTAAACCAACAAAAAAGAAATAATGGAAAATGGCTGAACCTACAGAAACAAAACTGATGGTAGACGTTGGGGTATTAAAATCTCAAGTATCAACTTTGACTGATTTGTGTAGAAAAATGGACACAGTTATCGATAAGTTGATAGACCAGCACGATAAACATATAGTAAAGGTATATGATACCATGGATTCCCGTAGGCTCGAAACAGAAGCGGATATCAAAGAAATCCACGATAGAATTGATACTGTTCTCACTAAGATGCAAGATACTGAATTGCGTATCATGACTGAGATTAAAGGTCTTCGTTCTGATATGTCCAATCATAATTCGGAAGAAAAGAAACAATTGGAATCCATTCTGCAATGGAAATGGATGATTGCCGGCGGCATGATAGTTGTTTCTTGGTTGATTAGTCACGGTACGGAATTAATGAAAATTGTGCATTGACTTACAGTAGTGCTTGTTGTATACTGTATGAATGAGCATATACATTGACCGCAAATATCTTCAATTACTTTCACCTCGATTAGACAGGTTCGTTCAAAAGCAAACGGACCTGTTTAATTTCCGTTGCCCATTCTGTGGCGATTCTCAAAAGAACAAATTCAAAGCAAGAGGTTACGTTTACAAGCGTAAGAATGACTATTTCTACAAATGTCAAAATTGTGGTACAGGTCATACAATGTACAATTTTATTAAGTTCATTGACCCTGGTCTTGTAAAAGAATATGCACTTGAGCGATACAAAAATGGTGAAACAGGTAATAACAATTATCCTAAACCATCGTTGGATGAATTCAAAGCAAAACCTGTATTCGTACCAAAAGATATTGACTTACCAACTATCGAATCTTTACCCGATGAACATCATGCTAAGGCATACATACTATCAAGAAAGATTCCTGTAGAGTACCAACGTAAATTATATTTTACTGATGACTTTAAAGCATTCGTTCATAAGATGGGTGTTGATAAGGAACTAAAAGATGATGACCAACGAATCATTATACCATTTCATAATGCGAAAAATGAACTTGTTGCATTTCAAGGTCGTGCATTAGGTGAATCTAAAGTAAAGTACATCACAATCAAATTACAAGAGGATACAGACAAATTTTACGGACTTGATACTGTTGACTGGACAAAGAAAGTTTATGTCCTAGAGGGTCCTATAGACAGTATGTTCATAAATAATTCTATCGCTACAGCAGATTCAAACCTAACAGCAGTAGGTGTCAATGATGATGTGGTTCTTGTATATGATAACGAACCTAGAAACAAAGAGATTGTCAAAAATATCGACAAAGCAATTAAAAATAATTTTGCAGTTTGTTTGTGGCCAGAATCGATGGAATATAAAGATGTAAATGAAATGGTGATGAATGGTGTTTCACCAGATGAAATTAAAAATATCATAGATACTCATACATTCTCTGGACTTAGAGCAAATTTGGAGTTTACAAAATGGAAGAAAACATAGTTGATTGGGTGAAGCGAATATCGGAAAAGAAAGATGAGTTAGGTGGATTTAGTATATGTCCTTTTGCAAAAAAAGCATTAGATGACAGAAAAATATTTTGGGGTTATATTGGAGTACAACCAGTAACACAAATACTAAGTTACCTTGCACTTACACCAGAATATGAATTAGTTGCGTTTTACAACTTAGATAGAACAATGACTAATGATGATTTATTGAATGTTATTAAAGAATGTCAGGCTAAAATGCCTGATGTTGTTTTTTTGAAAGACCATCCAGATGAACCTGGTTATATTAATGGTGTATATACTGGAAATGGACAGTACCCATTGATTCTCGCACAGCCAAGAGATAAACTAAATGAGGCACGAGAAAAATTAAAGCGTACCAAATATTACGATAGTTGGTCAGATGAATATAAAAATGAAATATGGAGTTATGGAAATGAAAGTTGAATTGGTTAATTATTCTCAATCACCAGACGGCAAAAACTTATTAGAACAAGTTGCATACGCCGCAAGAGTATCAAATCCCGCAAATCAAAACAATTCAGACACAGCAGAAAAGTTGGTTCGTTACTTGATTAACAATCAACATTGGTCACCACTAGAGATGGTGAGTGTGTGTTTAGAAATCAATACGACTAGAGATATTGCAAGACAAATCCTACGTCACCGTTCATTTTCATTCCAAGAATTTAGCCAACGATATGCAGATGCATCACAACTTGGTTTTGAAACAAGAGAAGCCCGTTTACAAGATACAAAGAATCGCCAGAATAGCATTGAAACTGATGATACAATTTTAGAAGAATGGTGGAAGGACAGACAACAATGGTTAACAGCAAACATACAAGAGATATATTCTATTGCGTTACAGCGTGGCATTGCTAAAGAACAAGCGAGAGCAGTATTACCAGAAGGTATGACTAAGAGTAGAATGTATATGAATGGAACACTACGTTCATGGGTTCACTATATACAACTCAGAGCAGGAAACGGAACACAAAAAGAACATAGAGAAGTAGCATTGGCATGTGCAGATGCAATTAAACCAATCTTTCCAATGATTGAAGAATTTATAACACAATAATAAAGGTAAAGCATGGAATATCTAGGTATTAAGATAGATTTAAAAAGAGATGAATTGTTTGATGAATTGGGTATTAAAAGACTAAAAGAAAGTTACATGAAAGATGATGAAGAATCGCCGCAACACCGTTTCGCATTTGTATCGAAGGCATTTAGTTCGAATCCGGAACATGCACAGCGATTATACGACTACGCAAGTAAACATTGGCTTTCTTATTCTACTCCTATTCTTTCTTTCGGGCGTAGTAAACGTGGTATGCCAATTTCTTGTTTCCTTAACTACATTGAAGACACAGCGGAGGGTCTAGTTGATAACCTATCAGAAACTAATTGGCTCTCTATGCTTGGGGGCGGAGTGGGCATTGGCTTTGGTATTCGGTCTGCTGATGATAAGTCTACTGGCGTTATGCCTCATCTTAAAATTTATGATGCAAGTTCTTTGGCTTACCGCCAAGGTCGTACTCGCCGTGGTTCTTATGCCGCTTATCTTGATATTAGCCATCCCGATGTTATTCCTTTCTTAGAGATGCGTAAACCAACAGGTGACCCTAATGTGCGTTGCCTGAATATGCATCATGGAATCAATATCACAGATGAGTTCATGTCCATCATTGAAAAGTGTATGTTGGATCCAGAAGCGAATGATGATTGGCAGTTGATTGATCCAAAATCAAAAGAAGTGCGTGAAGTTGTATCAGCAAGAGCATTGTGGCAAGAAATTTTAGAATTGCGTATGCATACTGGTGAACCATATATTCACTTCATTGATACAAGCAACAGAATGTTACCCAAATGGCTAAAAGATAAAGGATTGAAAGTACATCAATCTAATTTGTGTAGTGAAATTATTTTACCAACAGATGAAAAACGCACAGCAGTTTGTTGTTTATCATCATTGAATTTGGAGAATTATGATGAATGGAAGAAGAACAAGTTATTCCTCAAGGATGTGGCGGAGATGCTTGATAACGTATTGCAGTTCTTTATTGATAATGCACCTGACGAAATCGCCAGAGCAAAGTATTCTGCATCTCGTGAGCGTAGTATCGGTGTGGGCGCACTTGGCTTTCATGCTTACTTACAGCGTAATGGAATTGCTTGGGAAGGTGTCATGGCCAAAGTTGCGAATAACCAAATCTTCAAACATATCAGGAAGGGTTTAGATGAAGCAAACAAAACTCTTGGTGCCGAACGAGGTGAGGCTCCTGATGCTGTCGGTACTGGTAATAGGTTCAGTCACGTTATGGCCGTTGCTCCTAATGCTAGTTCTTCCATTATCATGGGTAACACTAGCCCTAGTGTTGAACCTTATCGGGCAAATGCTTACCGCCAGGATACTCTATCTGGTTCTCACCTAAATAAGAATCGTTGGTTGGATGAATTAATTATTAAAGTATCAAATGAAAAACCAGAAGGTTGGTATGATGATGTTTGGTCTTCTATTATTGCAAATGATGGTTCTGTTCAACATTTAGA